TATAGGAACTGAACTTCAGCAGTTATGATTGTGAGAAAGATAGCAGATGCTAAACATATCTCTAATGTTTCAATCACTTAAGACTTGTAAGTTCTTTTTCTTGTCTTACACCACGGTAAGTTAAATCGACCTTGTTAGTCTGCTTTGCTTTGTTCCTATCGGTGTCATATGAGACACCACGGTATGTGACTTGTGCCATTTGGTTTCTCCTAAAGTAGTTGGACTTTTTAAATCCGTTCCTTCAGTCGGCTTTTGCGTCTCCCGTAGGAGATGAACGAACCCGTTCCGAGTCGGCTTACTTGCGTCTTATGGTTCAAAATTACAATCTTCTTCTACTTTAGTTTTAAAGTAGTTAATTAAATCTGACTTTGATTGTTCATCAAGATATTCATCTTGTCGAACCTCTGAAGCCAAATCCTTCCACCCTTCACATTTAATAGTCCAATGGACTGGTTCATGATTAGCGAGTAGGAGTGGTAGAAGAATGCCCATAAGATGAACGATGTGTTTATATTAACACATTCATAGTATATAGTCAAGCTCTTTTGTATTTTATGTTACAGAAAACCCTACAGGTCAAATTTTTGGCGGGATTTTTTTTGCCCTATTTTTGAAACTACTTTCGCTTTTTCTTTTTGGGTGCTGTTGTATTATTGTATCCCCACAGTGCAGGTTTGATTGTACCCTTACCATAGTCGATAATTTTTACACCCATCTTAAACTTATCATAATACATATCAAATAATTTAACTCTAGTACCCCTTGTTAAATCACGATAAACTGTACCATCAATTTCATATGTAACAATCCAAGCATCTGATGGTGCTTCAGTGGTGCTTACTTCATCTAATGAACCGTTCTCGATTAATATTTCTGTGCCATATGTTTCCTTAAGAGACTCTTTCTCTGTTGGAGTCCAATAGAATTCTTTCTTTTCTGGTTTATCTGATTTTTCAGATTGTGATAATTGACCTAGTGGTTTAGTCATGAACGACCTCCCCAAGTTATTTGTGGATATGCAGCACTTACAATCTCTTTTGTAATTTTATATTTGTCAGTAAGTCTTTTGTCCTTAACTAAGATAAGTATCTCTGCTTCAAGTGGATGTAAACCCTCAAGAATATTAATGAACATTGTCTCTCTACGAAGATTACTTAATTTGTCATTACCACCCTTTAAAAAGTTGTAAAACTTTGTATATTCTTTACGAATAGATGCCTGTCCTTGGTCTTGAGATCCTAATGAATTAGAACCCATCTCTGCCATTTTACCAACTGCATCATTGATCTTGTCAGATAAAGTGCCTGTAACATTATTATCTTCTCTTGTATTACCATAAGGAACATCGCCAGGTGGTAAAACAGATATTGCAGTTTCATCAAAGTTCCAAATTAATAATGCCATAATAGAATCATGTGCATATTTTTGAAGAACTTCAATCTTTTTTGCCTTTGTTCTTTGTTTTGATGCTGCTTCTAAAACTTCAAAAGCAAATGGAATGGATGGTAAGTTTGGAATTGCTGTTGCCACTGTTTTTGCTTTTACTGTCTTAGTCGTCTTCTTCTTCGCTGTTGTTGTCATAATTTTCAAATCGGAATGCTACTATTTCGTCAGGAACTATATTACCATTTCTATCATACATCTCTGGGTGAACTTTTTCAACCTCTTGATAATTCATCATGTAATCTCTTGCAACCCATCCTCCTATTACTCCTACGATTAGAAACAATATAAACAGAAATGCTGCGAACACAATGCTTACTGCTAACATAATTCTCCTGAGATTATTTTTTTGGTTTTACATCCACATAAAAGTCTAAGTGAATGTTTATGTCCTTGTTAAAAAAAGAAATCATCTTATCTAACAACAGACGAAATGATTTAGGTCTCTTTTTTTTACCTCCTGAGAGTATCAACTCAAAACCACGATCAATGTGGTCAGTTGATTTATTTATGTCTTTATTTTGCGATTTTATTTTCTCGCAAGAATTCGATTGTGTCAACACAACCTCCTAGTTTTTTACCGTCAACCACCACTTGTGGAAAGGTTGATCCCTGACCAAATTCATCGTAAAATGAATCACGGTCAAAGTCTTCATTTAAATTATACACCACATAACTCAGTTTTGTCAAGTCCATCACCTGTTTTATCTTGTCACAATAAGGGCAACCGTCTTTTGAATAAACTGCAAAGTTCATATGCTTACTTAAAATATTATTTATTTCCAATTGATATTAAGAACTAGTCTAGCATAGTCATTTGTACAAGTCGTTCCTAGATGTTTTTCTGATGAATCAAAAGTCACTATTCTATTTGCAACTGATTGAACTCTCTCACCAGTTTTTTCAAATTCTGTATATCCATCATTAGTATTAAAGTACAGTATAGAAGTTTTTGAATATTCTTCAGTGTCAATATGAAACCCATGTCGAATAATTTTCTCTGTGCGAGGAATAAAATTTAATTTCATTCGTAATAGTTCTTTAATATTCAAGTCAAGTAAAACTAATTGAAAAATTTCATAATGTTCATTATATAATCCAAGAAATGGATAAATTTTATGTACAAATTGTTTATTATATTTGAGATCTGATTGGAATTTTTCCTCGGATACAATTCTATTACACTGCCAACAAAAATTTCTATCATTGATAGTGTTTAAAATATATTTAAATAAATCAGTGTGAAGGAAATTATCTTGAACTTTCATTTAACAATATCACTAACAAAATCTGTATAAGAGCACCAACCTGTCGCAATATATTTTGTTTCAGTTGGACTTACAATGCCATGATGAAAATGAGTCCAGTATGCTGGCCAGATTAATAATGAACCCTCAACTGCTAATGTTTGGATATTGTAATTATCAAAACTTGTTCCTCCTCCATCATTTACAGTGTTTAAGTAAATCATCCAAGCAAGAACTCTCGTCATTGCTATTCCTCCAGCATTTTCACAATGACTTACATGATAACCTTGACCAGGATTATATTTTTGTAAATTATACTGAGTGTCTACATCCCACCCATGAATTTTACTTAACTGAGGATGTTTTTTAATATAATCTTCTTTACAGGGATGTAAAGCACTTCCAATAATAATACTTGTAGGACTATAATCAATAAAATTTCTTGGGACATCAAGTGAATCTTTCTTTTCTTTATTCACAACATTTCCCATTATGACACCTGGTTCTAAATCACTAGAATTAATGTCATCAATAATTAATTTACAATCATCTGATGAGAGTGCTCTCTCATAAATTGATATAAAATTTTGCATAATATAGTTTAATCGAATTGATTAAGTTTTCGGAAATAATGTTTTTACACTTGTGATACCAATATACCATGAACCTGTGGTTGCTGCAACTCCAAGTTTGCCATCAGTCATGTCGTGATATAGTTGGTCTAATTGATCTTGTATAGGTGCGTATCCACTTACTATACCAACTCTTTCATTTCTATAATCTAATTTATTAAGTTCAACTCTTGCTGCATCTACATTTGATTGAACTATAGAAACAGGATTACCACTCGCATCGAAAATTCCTTCACTGTCGTCAATACGAACGACATTTGGATATGCTTTGTAAATTGCATTGTGATCGTAATTTGCCATTATGCTGCTACCTCGATTGCGGTCATTGAGGACATTGGTGAATAATAGTTTGCATCGTCACTGTCACTACTGCTTCTATTTACATAGAATGGTCCATTAGATTCTGCGTTTCCATACACCCTATATATGATTGCATTACCCACACTATATGATGGAGTATCAAGATGGTTTAGTGTTAAATTAGAAACGTGAGCATTTGTACTTGGATTACCCACTGACATAGCTGCTCTTGTTTGGTTGCCATCTTGATTACCTTGAAAACCAGTGGGGACAGAAAAACTACCACCATTAATTGATCTTTCAATTCTAATAGCATGACGATAACCTTGATTAGCTGAAACACTACAGGCAGCTATCACTATTATTTTACTACTCGCAGCTATTGGAGTTATGGTGACTTGGATTCCTGTACTTTGGTAACTTGAACCACTACTAGTAAATGATGTTTTATTTAATTTAGCTGAATTTACAACTTGGAGAATTTTTGCACCTGTTCCAAATTCAAACCCGTTTGCTGCTCCGTTAACTTTTAATACCTGACCTGCTGTTCCGATTGCAAGTCTCTCATCTGCACTTGCTCCTCTTACAATTAAATCACCTTGTGTTGTGGTTGGTGATGTTGCTTGACCTTTTGCAAGAAAATTCCAGTAAGATGAATTAGCAGTACCACCAGAAGATGGTGCTTGATTTGATGAAGCAGCAACAGCGATATAACTTGAAGTTACAGAACCATCTGTATATGATACAACATCGTCAATGGTATAACTTCCACCACTACTCCAAGTGCCTCGCCATTTTAATTTAATTTTTCCAAGATTAACAGTTGCCATCTTAAATTGTCATTTCTAATTCTCCTGCACTATTTATACTAAAAGAGAGACCCGATGGTGCA